TTTTTGCCTCATACGCCATGCCAACACTACATTCAAGAACAGGATCATCAAGGATGATCTCGCCGCCCGACACTGTTTTGGTTGCAATGATTCCGCCATCAGAATCAATAACAGAGACTTTTTCACCTTCAAGATGATCAAGGCCAGTCAGTGTAGATTTTGGTGATTTGAAGGTATAAACAATATGACTATCAATATAGCGCCAATCCTGCAATTCCTCGACGTTATCAAAGGATTCAAGATAAAGAACAGTTGAGCCATTAATCTCCCGCTGCACCGCCAGATAAACCGTATCGCGTGAGTTGTCATTTACCACGCATAAATCTTGGACATAGCCATCAAGCTGAATGCGGCACCAGCCTCTCGACTCGGTATCGCGATCAACAGTTAATGACGCTATCGTTCCATCATCTAGCAAGCACCACGCCATTTGATGCGGCGAGCGCACTAATGCCATGCGCTTAATGCCAGCCTTAACCATGTGCGGCGCAAGCAAGGTCATATCATTAGCTACCCATCCCCTATCCTGATCCGAGATAGATAGAAAGCGAGCTTTTTTGCCATTATCGCCGGCAAACAAAATGCCATGACCAAGATTCAGTGGTTGGCAATTCACTGAACCATGAGCCGTTTGCATGGTGGCTTGAATATCGGACGGCTGGACAAGGCCGGTAGATGATGAGATTTGGTACTCAAACTGAGCCGCACCAGCCACACACGTTCTATGGCCCAATGCCCACTTAATAGGCGAGCGGAAAATAGTGGTTATTTCCAGCCCGTCATTCGGGTTTGTACCTTGCGTGAAATCGAACCAGTCGCTCGATTTGCTCATCCATAAGGTTTCACCCTGCGATGGGGTTCCGCCCATAACAAGGCGACCTTGAAACGATGTAACAACTGATGGATAGTTATTGGCTACCCACTCAACCGGCGCACCAGTAAAAGAAATAACATCATACTTCCATGTTGACGTGCCTGTGTCATACCATAACTTTCTCGGCGCTCTATCACGATGAACAATAATTAACTCTTTGTCGCCATAGGGACTTTGAATGTATTGAAGATCGGCTAACTGGCCGACAGTGTAGGTGTTCGCCAAAGGGTCTTCAGAAACAACAAATGGGGCGGCGGAATAGATTTGTACATTGTAAATTTCATGGCGAGGCGTACTGGTATAGCCGCCCGCCTCTTGCTCAACCTCAAGATAGATATTGCCGGTAAAGCCAGATGTTAAGGCAAAACTCTCAGTAAATTTCCACTCCTGCCCCTCTACACCTTTTAGAATCTTTTTCTTGTAGTTTGACCCGCCCAAAGTTGAGCCGATCTTGATAGTTAATTTGGCTTCACCACCATCATACTGACCTTTAACAAACTTGCCGTGAAACGACAAAGTAGCATAGGACGACGCATACGGAATGTTTACAGTCTGGCGAATTCTTGATGTGGTGTTATCGTCAAACTTATAATTCCTCGAAGCCATTACCACATAGCCGCCACTGGCCGTAGACTTCCATCGAACGCCTGACAAATAACTATCTGCGCTACGATATGCCGCAGGGCTGTATGTCCAATACTTCAATCCCTTTTTGAAGTTGCCATTCTGAACAGACTTGCGGGTAAAGACAGTAGCGTCATCATTCGTTAAATCGCCCTGTGATTGCAAATAAGACAGAACTTTACATTCGCCCGCAGTAATCTGAACCAGCGTATTATCGCCATTCAATGCCTGAAACGGAATTAACCTTGCTTCGGTTGCATCAATGGTTTGTCTAAACTTGGTGCCAAAGCGCTTGGCCGCAGCACCTTGAAGCAGGGGAATATAGTTGGTCATCTCCCGCAAGGAGATTTGATAGACATCTTGGTCGGATTGCGCGAGATAACGGTCGGATATTTCACCGCCTGCGAATGATCGTTGAGCCGGATACCAATTTGGCATTAATACCTCGCACGGAGCAATCGGCCATTTTCATATTGTTCAGACGTACCCTGAATGCCATCGGCAGTAACCGCATCACTTAGCTTTCTTTCGTACAAGTCGGCCAATGTGGCGTAAATACCATTGTTCTGCGTCACTGCAACGCAAATATCCAAAGCCAATCGAGCCGCTAATGCCGACGCAAAGTAAGACGGGAAGCGCGATTCACCCACTTTCTTGACGATATGGGCATAAACCGTATCGACATTGGCAACAATGTAACCATTCTCCATGCGCCAGTCACGCACTTGTGGGCGATTATGGCCGCCGTCTAAATAGTCATAAACACGATGAACAGAAATAGTGTTTTCAGGCAGAGCGAATTTATAACCTTCGCCCCACTCAACCGCTGTTTTGTTGGTAATGACCTCACGATACAGCGCGAATGACCATGTATGCTCGCTCAATACCGACTCAAGACAAGTATCGTACATCGTTGCACAAGCGGGTGATTCCGTAATATCACTAATCATTGGCTGCCCGCAATGAAGCAGCGCCATATTACAGATAGATACCTTGCTTGATGCCATTGCTGATACTCGCTAAAACTATTGGGCAAGCCAATAGGCGGTTTCTCTGGTATTCATATCACCGGTATAACCCGACGTGCCTAAAAACGCATACCACGCATCGGTTAATTGTTTTTTGGTTGGCTGAACAATGGCCATCCAGCTTACAAAGCGATCATTAACCGTATTGCCTGTACCGCCTTTGGTGCCTAGAAACTCAAAGAACATCTTGTTACTGTCACCCGTATAACCAAGACGACGCAAGGCATTAAAACGCTCTGTGGCCAGGCTATCACTCATTGCGCGCCCAACTCATCATTCAGGAGATCAATTAAATAACGCCCCGTCGTATTAGCCAAGCCGGTAGCGGTATATTTAGTGCCGTTAAATGTACCGCTATACACAAGAGCTACACTGTTCGCGGTAAGGCCGGTGGTTACGGTTGCAAGTGTAATGTCTTTATTGGCGTTAAGTGGCGCTTCAAATGAAACAACCAGATCACCGGACGTACCTTTCTTTAACTGCTCTTTCAAGACATTCAACAGCTTGCGACAGCCAGCCATCAATGTAGTTTTCTCGCCTTGGGCAACCGATGCGCCGATATAAATCTTCATTTTGGTCGCAACAACGGACGGGGATGTCCCAGCCGCACCTGCATCACGCTTGATCTGATCTTTCGTTAGCTCAATAGATACGGCGGCCATATTAAGTCACCTTATATACTTTGAGTGGACGCTGTGATTTTTTGACCAATACATAATCAAAAGAACCGTCGATATTCACAACACTTGTATCGCCCTGCATAACAATCTCGCCCGATGTTTTATCAGGATCAAGGCCGGATGCCGGAGTAATGCCCGCCGGAGTGCTTACATAGAATTCAATCAGGTCAGACGGGTCGCGCTGTTCGGCATAAATAGCCAAACGCAAGCGAGTATCCGCCACGCCACTAATAACAGACGACTGCTGAAAACCAGCCGCCGCATCAAAAACCAGAGTATATGTAGCCATTAGCCATCAACCTCTTTTTTGGATTTGGTTACCTTCTCCACCTTCTCTTCAGAAGGATAGAAATTCTTGATCGTGTCCGGCTCAACCATAGGAAATTGGGCACAACACTCATCGATAGTTAGTCCGGAATTCAACAGCTCTTTAAGCTGTGCCGCTTCGGTTGGAAACATTGAATCACGCATAAATCACCTGATAAAAAGGGGGCTGCAAAGCCCCCATCGCTGGATTAAGAATCGAGAACGTGAACGCGAACCATGTGTTCATCTTCAACACGAACCGCACCGGCCAGCATAGAGCCATACAAGCGCCATGCGAAGGATTGACTCGGGTCTTTCGCCATCTCGACCGAATAGTCTTTAGCCACCTGCAAGCCGATCGCTTGCTTGGTGAATGCCAAACAATACTTCTGACCACCAGCAGGAACAGTAAGGGCATTATGGACAACCCATGTATAGCCCATCCAGTTCTCTACATAGCCCATTGACTGCAAAGGACGCAGGGCATTGTAGTCGCCGGAAGTAACTTCAGCCATTTGCAGCAAACGACGCGCCTGTTTAGGACCGATAACAAATACACGCTGTTCCATAGGGTCAATATCTTTCGACATAAACTTCTCTGTAACTTCGGTAATGAGATCGAAACTAAACGCAGTGGTCGCGCCACCTACGCTTTGGTTGCCATCATACGCAACGTTGTTGCCATCTTGATCTTTGGCAGTGCCTGTCGCCGCTGCAATGATTTCCGCATCAAAACTGCGGGCGATGGTCATTGCGTGAGAGCGAAGATAGGCGCTGTTTGGATCAATCAGCATTTGCTCTGGCTCTTCCAGATTGACAATGTTGCCAGTGTCATACAATTTTGGAGTAGACAGGCGGCCACTAAACGCCGTATTAGCATTAGGCGTTGCCCGAAGGGCATGATTGTTAATAGTTTGTGAAACCGCAGCCGCGCCTACAGCCAGACGATCCCATCGATGACCTGCTGATTTAGCGGACACCTCTTGAACCCAAGGGCGAAGATATGAGCGGTTTTGTTGAGCCAAGTAACGGACGTTATCTTGGAAGGTTCGGATATATGCAGGACTAATTTCGTTAGCCATTTTAGCGTACCTCAATAAAGTTTAACTTTAAGGGCAGGATTGCCCATCAATTACGATGAGCAACCCCTGCACGGGACTCTAAAATACCGCTTCGCCACCTTTCGGCAGCTACTTATGAACCAACTATAAACCTAGTTTTTAGTTAATTCAACATTTCCTGTAACTTAATCATCTTCTGAACCAGGTATTTCTGATTTGGCGAACCCGAATTACGGTAATCAGCATTCCGCTGAATATCCATAATCTGTGCGCGAACCTCTGCCGGTGTTAGGGCGGAGGAGTCAGGGGTTTTGCCTTGAGCCGCAATAACACTGCCCGGAGGAGCCAGCTTCTGACCTACATCATAGAGCCATTTAATCGCTTCAGGATTCATGGTCTGTGACGACAAGCCCTGAATTACCTGCTCAGGCGCACCGGCTTTCAACAGAATATCTGTGGTATCGGCAATACGTTTGTCAAAGGCTGCACCCCATTCTGCCTTCAGTGGCGCAATGGCCTCTTCTTTCGCCGCTTGTTGAGCCAAGACCGCTTCCTTCTGACTAGCGGTTAATTTGCCAAAGAATGCCTCATATTGCTTCTTGGTCATACCCGCTTCGGCGGCCAATTGGCGGAGATCATCGCTTACTTCACCATCGAAGCTAGGGTAATCCTCTGCCTTTTCAAGTGCGCCCAGTTTCTTGAGCGCCGCTTTGTAGCTCTCGTCATCTTCCGCATTCGGCACCTCCATCAAATCGCCAAGCCGCTCGGCGGCCTTCTTCCGAAAAGCTGCACGATCTTCGGCAGACGCATCAGGGCCGGGGATACGAATGCTATTCCCCATGTGCTGCGCCGCATTCTTAATGTCGGCCAATACTGCATCAACACTGGCCGCCTTTGCAAAAAACGGGGCATCCCGCAATGGTTCGGGCAGTGATTGTTTCCAATCGACGGTTTCTTCACTCATACATCACCTTCTTTGTGGCTGATAATTTGTTTAATGTAGGTCAGCAAGTCTCGACCGCCTAACTTATAAGCTGTCTTTAACGGGTCAGGGTCGAAGAGGATGTCTTTGTCGAATTCATCCTCAAGAACCTCAAGCAAGATTTTTCCATCAGTAGTCTTGAACACGTTGCGGATAGAGACCTTCTTCGCCTTCATTTCTGTATAGATGTCACTCATTGCTCACCCATCATGGCTTGCTGACCTTCACCGACAGATTTCATGGCTTCACCTTCCATTTGTGCTTGTTGCGCTTGTTGCATTTGCGCCTGTTGTTCTTGGCGCTGCATTTGAATTTCTTTCACTTCACGCTCGGTACGCATCACCGCAAACGGCAAGCCGGAAGCCTCAAACGCCCATTTGGTAAACTTCTCAGGATTAAGCGGGTCAAGCATCCCGGGAAGTATCTCGGCCATTTGTGCGGCGAACCCGATATAACCCATAGCGCCTTGTAACTGGTCAACCTTTTGCGCCATCGACAACGGGCCGGTGTAGACAATATCAATGTCCGGCATTGATCGAGCGATACTGGCTGGATAAGGTGGAATAAGCCCTTCGCGCACCAAATGATTAAAGGATTTCTCAATCGTCGGATCAAAGAACTCTCTTGATAGCCGGCCCAATGTGCCGCCCAGCATTCTTGCCATACGTTGATGACGACCTTGATATTCGGTGGCCGACATACGATCAGACATCGCCACATCGGTATGTTCAGATAAAAACACCCGCTCAATAGCCGATCTCAAATCAGCAATCTGCATAGCAGAGACATCGAATCGCGCGCCAGACTCATACGGGCGCACTGCATCTGGATCACGAACAACCGTTTGACCACCTGCCGATAAATCCAAGTCGGATAAAAGACCACGCTGAGTAACCAAAGATGCGGGGTCAATCACCTTCTCGGCCGCCGCAAGAACCATTTTGGTTAATTCATTGAGCGTCATCACCGCAGGCAAGGCGATATTGCCCGGCCCATGCCCCCAACGACTTCCAGAGGATTTTGACCAGCGAGTGACCATTGCGGGATTTTCATACAGACCGCCGGAGCCCAGTTCAGCCTCATCAGGTGCCGCCTCGGTACGCATCACATAACAATACCGCCACGGACGTTTTTCGGGGGTCGTTACGCCCTTGCCTTGCTTGTCTTTGTTGGGATAGATGCAGAAAACCACATCAAATTTGCGATCTACGTCGGCGCACTTTCTTACGCAATCAGGCGCAGTATCAGGAAATTTGTTTAATATCTGTGCAGCAGACCATTGAAGCAGCCGATAAAAGCGCAACACCCGGGAACGATGATCAGGAATGTAGTAAATCTCACGAACCGGAACACATTGGTAGACTAATTCCCCATCTTCAAACTCAACTGTCAGCGCAGTGTTTCCAAAGGTAACAATATCAAGATAAGCCTCGCCCATCTCCGCCGAAAAGTTACTATCCTGTAAATGGTTGTAGGTAACCTTTGCCGCCTCTTCGAGCCATTGCCTTGCTTCGGTATTGAAGTTCAACTGCTTATCGCGGAAACGAAACATAAACCACGGCACAACATCGCTCGTTAAATAGCCTTGAAGTGTCGCAGCGAGATTAACCGAGGCATTGATAGCGGTATTGTCGTAGATTTCAGGTCGTCTACCGCGCAATTGGTGTTCGGACTGCTGATCTTCAAAGAAGCGACCACCGCGAATCGGTGCGATATATCTCTCGATTAAGTCCCATGTTCCCTCAATCGTGTTTCGTTGAGAGACTAATTGTTCAAATTCACGGCGAATATCTTTAACGTCCATTATATGTCCTATGAAAGTGCGCGTTTAACCTTGAATGACTGCTCTGAAAACAGTGAATAATTGTCCAATTTTGATACCATTGGCCATACTATAGCAGCATAACGTAACATATCAGAAGCATGAGATGCCCATTTAGGGCCAACCTTATCCGCTGTAACCCGCATGGACTGGTCATTTTCATCTCGCCGGTAGGATTGCCATGCCGAAATAGCCTCTTGCGTAGACTCGGTAGCATTCACAGATAACAGGTTAAGGAACACTCTCGCTCCTTCAATTCCATCCTCCAAAGGTACTTTCGGGCAGACATCAAAATCAATTCCAAGCCCTTTAGCGACATTCATTCGGTTGTTATCAATCGTCCAATCGACACGATCAATATCATGCGGCCCCCAGTGTTCGACAAAATGATAAGGAGATTCTTTCAGTTTCTTGGCAAAATAGGGCAAACCCCTGTTTTTCTCGCCAATATAGTCAACCATAACGGGATTACCTGTCATTTGATTGCGCTGAAAGATGCCAATACTGGTCATATCCCTACCAATATCCCACACAGACACACAAGGCTTGGCGGGGTCATGAGGAAATAACCCAATTCGTTTATCAAGCCGCATTTTCGACAATTCAGCGTTATAAAACGCGCCTTCCAGCCCACCATCAGGGGAGCCGTAGTATTCTTGGGCAATAGTGGACTCCGATACCCCGTTTCTACGTTCTTCATCCAGCATTTCATCCGTAATAATCCGCGAACCATCTTCACGACAGGTATCTTCGACCGTCAGATTCTCTGCAAAGGCATTCGGATTGTCCTTAAATGCCTCCCACATTGAATAAAAGTGATTTCTACCCCTGAAAGTAGAGATAGCCATCATCCATCCCTTGTTTTCCAAGAGAATAGGCGACAAATACTGCCACGCTTTGGGGTCGGCAAGGGCATATTCCGACAAGACAAGGCCAACAGGGTTCGAGCCGACCAGCATATCGTAACTATCCGAACCTACGCATTGCCATATCGAGCCATTCAATAGCTCAATCTTCATCTCATTATCAACGGTACGTTTGCGAATAGCGTGCGGAAAGGCTTGGTCAATGATTCTACGACCTTGACCGTCGATACCATCCCACATTAATCGACGGACTTGGGTTTGTTTTGGTGCCATGTGCCAATAGGTGCCAACACGCTGAACAGCGGCATAGGCCGTGAAGTTTACTGCAAAGGAATCTTTACCTGCTCGACGATGCCATGCAACTGCTGCCCTTCGACCGCCCGCCGCCATATACTTCCAAAGGCTTTCTTGGTGCGGGCGAGGCGCCCAATTATGGGGTATTTGAGTCATTAGCTATCTCAACAGGCTTAAACTCGACCGACTCCGCATCAACCTTATCTTCAATCACTCGTCGCTCAGGAAACACAAAGTTCACAACCTGAATAATCGGGCGGGTATCCAATTCAGCATCCTTATACCCACCCTCCTTCTTGTTAATCAAGTCAATGGCCTTCAACGCCACATTCTCATCCTCTGAATACATCAGGGACTCAAGGCGCTCATCAGCCCGCTTTAATCGATCAGGTATATCAGCCATTGATGCTCCTGTATTGCGCTGGGGTCAAGACAACCCCTGGCCTATCCTTGTCAAACTTAATGCAGCACACCGAAGGAATTGAGTTGTTTAGCGTAGCTTTTTTAATATGGGCGAGTATTCTTTCTTCGTACCGCTCAATAGTTGGGAGATCAAGTCCCATGCTGTCGGTATAACCAAATATGATGGTTCCATCATGGTCGGTTTTATAAAAAAACAGATTAGCCGCCCATGCACCAGCGGCCCCACCCATTGGATTAGCATACAGAAAGCCAATCCACTCTATTTCTGGCGATGTTGAAAAAACACTCATATCAATGTTCCGCTTGCTTGTGCTTTTCAAGAATGCCGCGAATAGCATCAATATCATTATCAAGGCTTTCAAGGGCTTTTAGCGACTTGCTATCACCATCGACAATAAAGAGTTGGCGCAACAACTCATGCTGCTCAAGCAGCTTCTCGCCAAGACTGATAAATTCTATCTTTGCTTCATACTTCATGATTGCCACCTATGATATTGTTTACAAAAGCCAAATAGTCATCGACCTGAATCATGGAAACACCATCAGGCAGAAGCCCAATTCCATTTTTAACCGGCCGGCCAATAGCCACGCTCAGGCCAATATCCACTATCTCATAGTAGTTTTCATGCTTTTTGCCGCTATGCAAAAACTGAACAATATAATGCGCGGCAGCGTTCATCAAAGATATACCACATAACTTTTCGGTTTCGCTCAAATCGCTATCCATAATTCCATCACAAGACTCTTGCAGCATCATCACTGTTATTAATGGCGATTCGTTGTAATCACGGTAATTATCCAAAACAGATGGGAATTCAACAACATTATTCATACATTATCCTCTTTGCATTTTTCACATTTAACCGGCTTTTTGCCGCGCTCGCTTCTATCAATAAAACACCTGTACTTCAAGCACTTGTCTAAATCCTGATTATTTCTTGGTATCAACAGGTGCTTGCACTGACCGCCAGCGTCATAACAATACTGCCCATACGGAACCGACATCAATTCAACCCTCAATACATTAAAAGCCTAGCATATCACCTTGCTGCACAACCAAAGATTAATTATAGTTAATGTTGTAAGACGAGTGAAAACGACGGTAGAAACGCTCCCCCTTGCGGATACTGTAAGCCATGCCTAATCAGCGGGAGGACAGTACCTGACGCAGAACGACGATCCCGCTGTGAAGCGCCATCCATCAATCTGTGCAAGGGGACTAGCGAGAGACGACCGATAAGGTGGCGATGGGAAACAAAACCCCACCTTTGAGCGACCGGCATAATACATAGATTAGTGGTCTCGAAGATCACATGGGTAGAGGCTAGATACGAGAACTCTATCAACCGGACTGTAATCGTGAGTAACCTGACCAACCATCGAACCATAAAAGACCTACAAACACAGGTCTCTTGATCTTGCTTTACCTCAACATTCATCATCAAACACTCAGAATAATAATTAATCAGTAATAGATGTATGCAATAACAGTCTGTAGAAAGCAAAAAAAATTCTTGGGGAACGGAAAGACTCTGGTAAATCCCCAATGGGGGAACCCCACCCCTTACTGATCTGTTTTCAGAGGATCGACTGCCGCATCGTTTAGGTCGATACGCTCTGGCGCTGGCTGGCCTGGCTGCGGTGGATTGATCTCGGCTAAGGCGCGTTGATATTGCAGGTCGATATGACGGCGGTTAGCGTGTGTCTCGCCCGTGATGTCAGCCAATGTCCGTCCTGCTGCAATCATGGCCATGGCGTCACGTGACAATTTGGCCTCAGCGAATCCTTCCTGAATCATGGCAATGGCAGATGTGCCACTCTCCATAGCTCTCTGCATCATCTCGCCACGTATTGCCACTATCGCATTGTTTACAGATGCTTTAGCTAGCCAATGTGATGCAAGGTTCCGAAGTGTTTGATAGGTAATGCGCTCGAGGCGTTCTGCTGGGAGTATTTGACGCATGGCCTCTGTAGCTGGTTGACCAGAAGCGACAAGCTCAGCGAATTTGATTTCATCCTCTGTAGCTGTGACGTTTCGCCATTTAATCATAGGGCTGTTTCTGCTGTGTCATGGGTTGAATTGATTGCAGGGTATTGTTGCAGTATTCGGCATAATGATTGCCCAGTATTGCGTTTTATGCAACATGGGCTTGTTATAAGTATGCTTGTATATATGACTAATTGATCTTGATTATCTTTATTATGTGCTTGATTATCTTTATTATGTGCTTGCCTATTTAATCTATGCTTGTCTATAATAATCACAAGCAAGAGCAATAACGCATCTTGCAGGATTGGAGCATTATCAACATGAACGCATCAGCAAAGATCAGTTATCTAGTTAAATCTCAACCTACCTTATCAGGTATGGCCGCACATTCTGCCATTTATGGCGCACTGTGCCGTAGTACCTACCGCCAACGCCTCGCCCTTGTGCTTGGCGCTAAACAGAATCAACGCGCCCCGAAGGTATGGGCATAATCAACTAAACGGGGCCGCAATGCCCCAACCATTAAACAACTGGAGATGAGCATGAATCTGTATGACGCCTACAAATTATTTAACTATTCCGCTATTCCTTGCGCTGAAGATGTTGCGCGCGACTATCGCCGCTTAGCCGCTAAATACCACCCGGACCGCAACCCCGCAGGCGTACACATGATGCAGAGCGTCAATGCTGCGCGCGATGTGATCCTTGACGCAATCGATCGCGGCGATACCACTGCACCGAAAGCCGCCACTGTTGAGAACTGGGACGACTTGTTAAACGATGCTATTTGCGCCGCTGTTTGTCTTGATGGCGTTATCGTTGAGCTTTGCGGTTCATGGGTATGGCTAACAGGGAACACCAAAGAGCATAAGGAGGCGATAAAAGCCGCGGGCTATAAATGGGCATCAGGCAAAAACGCATGGTATTTCCGCCCTGAAGAGTATCGCTCTTTTAACCGCAAGGCCCATAGCCTGGATGAAATACGCGGAAAACATGGATCTGCCATTGTTCGCGCTCGCATGGGTAATCTTTTAACCGCTTAACAACGATATTTTTTCACTATGGGCTTGTATATTCTATATATACAAGTCTATACTTCTAACCGTAGTACAAACACAGCTAAACTTTTGGAGCATAAACACTATGATCACTATTCAAAGCCAAACCACTATCTACGGACAAACCAGCATTTATGACAAGTCTAATCAGTCTAAAACCTCGATCAATTGTGAGATCAACGGCAAACAGGCTGTTATTCAGATCACTACCTGCAAGCGTGGCCGCGGCTTAACGTCTACCGCGTCGGTGATGTGGGTTTCCGGCGATTCCCTTAGTTGCGTACTGTTTCAGGACTACAGCAAACCACTGATTCAGGAAGTAACGCGAGCAACCGAGAAAGCCATCAAGACTCAACATGGTAAGGCGCTGGATATGCTGGATAGCGTTATCAGTGAGGTCGACGCGTTTTACTCAAAAGAGGATGCCGCATAGTGAAACAGGACGAAGTTGTAAGACTGGGGCGGGAAATCGCCCCTTTTTTGCCGAAAGGTTGGGAATATACGGGAGCCGGTGCTGCTGGCTGGCCAGTATTCAAAAACGGCGACAACGCTTTTTTTATCCATTCGCAATACCCGCTATGCAATCAAGGAAAGCTAAAGGCAACCATGCAAGGTTTAGGCGTTTCGGTGGCGTTTACTGCTACTCGGTCACCTAAATCGATTGCATTGGATATAGGCAAAAGGCTTTTATCTGATTCTACAGCCTTGCAGCGACAATCTGAAAACAGGCAAGCCAGTAAACGAGTACAGGAAAACAGGGAGCTACTGCAAGTGAAGGAGGAGGCATTCAAACTGCTAGGCTTTAAAACTTTCTTCGGTCGCGGCCTGCTCAATATGCACAGGGATAAAATCTCTTTTAATGCTTGGGACGCTAAAACATTCGACACCGTAGAAATCCACAACGTAACAGATCAGCAACTTATAGAAATTATGCAAATTATGGAGCGTAAACCATGCTAACAGAATCCACCGTCAGGGCCATGACAAAGAAACAATGGCTTGCCATGTATCAAGAACTAGAGCGCCAATACAGAGCCGCAGAGAAGGCCGAAAAATGGCGCTTATGCGACGCTATAGGCGATAAGTTAACATTTATGGAGATGAACCAAAACTACCGCGACACGACACCCTCTTTTGCCTTGACTATGCCCGACGGCGAAGCAGGCAAGCCACCACAGCAACTAACTATTTGAGGATAGTGAGCCATGAACTACATCAAACAGCTAGAGGCAGACATTCTACTGCTTAAACTACAAACGGAGGCCGCTGATGATCTGATCGGCGACTTATTCCGCTACCTGAACTCGCCAAAGTTTAACTGCGGCAATGAATTAGACCGATACGTTAACATTGCCGACGTACAGGCACGACTGCAAGAAATTCGCACTTCACTAAGGAGCTTTGGCGCATGAGCGAAGCAAGCAAACGAGCAAGTATTAACTACCGCAAGCGCAAGACAAAGGCAGGCTACAAAATGGTTACCGTCATGTTAGATGATGTGACCGTCGAAAACCTTGCACGAATCAGCGCAAACAAAACCGAGGCAATTAGACAGTCTGCGAAAATCGCAGCAGGAGAACTCAACAATGCTTGATCAATTAGATTTGTGGCTTTCGAGCCTCGACGCACTAGAGCTGTTCTTTTTCTACTTTTGGGCGCTTGTTGGCTGATTGAAACGGCCTGCCTGCGACTTTTCAAGGGAAACCGCAGCGATTGGCGCAACGTCAAATAATTCCGACGTTCGACTTTCGGTAATTCACATGGGCAGCCGTTATAGCTGCCTTTTTTATTTGCTCGGCTCGACGATCGTCAAGGTCGAACACCATGACTCGCTTTCAATCCCATCGCCGCGGTCATACGTTGTCGCCTCTGCGATCTCCTGGCAATGCGCCATCGATGTCGTGACTACGGAAGAGACTTGGATCTCGCCGTGAAAATAGAAAATGGTGGTCAGAATTACATAACTCATTTTGATGAACCCTTCAGTCTTTTCAATTCCCAAGATTGCTTGTCAATCGCCCGTTGTGCATCGCCAGACTTTTGCTTATGTGCCTGCGAGATAGAACTACGATTCACCGCCAGAATGGCTGCGCGATCTCTTAGGGTTACTTGTTCATGACGGTAGTGATTGATAGGGACTTGCTCTATCATTCTGCCTTGTGACAAGAAAGCCTCGGTCTGACTTTCGATCTCATGGCTTAGGCTGGCTTTTAAGTTTGACGATCTCATTCATTACCCTCTCTTTAGTTTTGTCCGACTGTTTTTCACTCCAACGAACCTGGTCTACCCTGTTAAGACTGGCTACATATCTGGCAAGGCATCCCCACTTTGCTTGGGCCCAAGCATCTTCATGCTTGCGCTGTTCGTCGTTCATCAGATCGCGGATAGTCATAATTCCTCTTTCTATCCTAGAAACTACTTTAAGTATTTTATACGTCACTTTTGCCATATAACTCTAGTTATACATCACTTGGTGGCTTTGGTAATGGCATCCAGTGAGTCAAATCGCGTGGGTCAAAATCCCATTCCCATTCATATCCGCCAAAACCAACGCCATCTGGGAAGTTGCTATTATTGACAAGGGAAAGAGCTGTCACAATATGCCCATCAGTTACCAATATTGGCTGGCCTTTTGGCGCTGTTTCTATCTTTTGCCATTCCATAAAATCCTCTCGTCGTAATGTATAACTAATCGCTCAAAACCGGATCGCTTCGCGCCCGTTTAACGGGGCGTTATATTTCATTCAGCCCATGCACTCTGAATGCCAAGCATTCGGCAGGCATTTTTGCAAAACTGGCTGTTCAAGCCATCATACTTAATCTGCAACGCCAGCAGCATCGCTACATCATAAGTTTCAGCTAGATAGCTATATTCTTTACCGTCAACCACAGGAATAAAATCAATACCGCCTGTTTTATTTCTTCTCTCAATTACTTCGATCATAATTATTTCCTAAATATAACAAACCGTTTAAAAATCGGACGCGCTACGCTTGCCGTTTAACGGGGCGTTAGAAGGCTTCATTTGCCCATTAGCTCTTTCATCAAATTGCCTCGAAAATCCAGAGTTATCTGGTGGTGTTTTACGCATATATTTATAATCTTTCCGCTCCATAGTCTCTGAATATAAAACCATCTATCAAATACACAGCGCCCTTCGCGTACCGCCGGGAATTCTTTTTTAAAATTCACGTATGTAATTTTCATCATGTAATCCTTCTAACTAATTGCTTTTGTCTGCTCGTTCCTCGCGGGACATCGGCCTGCGGCCTCGCCCCAAAGCAAGGCGTTAGGTGGCACCAACACTGCGCGGGTTTACAAATCGCGCCATGCGGTCTTTATCTATCTCACCACCCAACAATTCGCTTAATAAGCAAGCCTCTTCAAACTTTCCTCTGTTTACTTTTTCTGTCCAGTATTCATCGTATCGCGCAGCAGAAACCAGTTCTGCAATTTGCCCAGCTTTTTCCATTGCATTTTTATACGAGCCGCCTGCAATGTCATTTGCCAAAACTATAATTCTTTGTGCAATCCCGTCGCGCCCAAGCATCTCTCCGGCCTTGCGTTTTTTTGTTGTGCTAATAATCATC